TAATGCCTATCTTGATTTCATCTGCCATAGCTTTTCCTTATTCCATAAACGTAAAATTTTACGTCTTAATATTCACAGCCCCAATTATACCATTTACGGAAGTACAAGTCAATAAGTAAATTTTTTTCGCTTATAAAAAAACCCCTGTACTTTTCAGTACAGGGGTTCCTTATTTACTTTGCTTTGTAGCTTCGCGTTGTTCCGCTATAGCATTCTTTCTATGTAGATCAATCATGTTAATCAATTCAAACATAGTTCTTCTATCTTCGACCGGTACATCTAGTATATTGAATATATCTAGTATACCTGCGTAATTCTTACCCAGGTATATTCCATTAAATCCATCCCACTCATCTCTTAACTTATTATACATCTGTAAGGCTTCTTGAGCATCTACAGGTAGGTCGTTATAGTCAAGAGGAATCTCTGAGTCAATAGGCTCCGAGCCTAGGGACTCACACATCTCAAAATAGGCTTCTTTAGTCATTCCTAAGGAGCTATTCTGAAAGTAGGATTTTAGGATTTCGTTTAACTCGATGTACTGGTCTTCGTGAAATTTGATAGCTCAGTAACAGTTTCTGAGATAAATGCGTCGAAATTAGCAGATGACTGCATTAAAAATAGGGCATTATCTTGATCCCATGGTAGTTCTGATTCTAAGTCTTGCCCTGTTAGGTCTACTGGAGCAAGTTGCTCAAGATAACTAAGTTTAAGACCTTTCCAACCTTTAATACATGCATTTACATATAGTTGTAAGAATAGCTTATCATCAAGTTCATCAACTGGTTGACGATTCTTATAGGTTGTTTTTGTTGCCTTCTTACGAATACCTACTAGGGTTTCGCGCGAAAGAAATACTACGTTAACTTTAAATCCATTTAGTCCAGGATAGTCTACTTCGACTGTTTTGCTGGGTACTAGAAGAGTTTTTAACGAAAGAGCAGGAGCTGCATTTGACATTGATAATTATCCTATTTTTATAATATACTAAAAAGAGGTACCGGTGATCAAGCCGGTACCTATAAAATCACGATTAACCGTGATAGTAACGAACTTCTAGTTCGTTGGTGTTTTCGATATCAATACTTGAAGCATCATATGAGTGACCTTCGGCAGTAAAGTTGATAGTCGTCGACATAACTGCAGCAGAGTTAATCTGCGGAATCTGTAAGAACGCCATTGGTAATTCTAGTTCAACTCTAGTTGTAGCTGTAGATCCACCAACTGCTACGATTAATTGATACTGTGGCTCAATACCTGCTGAAGTAGCTGCTGCACTTAATAAGGTGCTTAACAGACCTGCAGTATTTGTTGTACCTGTGCGTAGGTATGCTGTTACACTACCACTAATAGCACGTGTACCTGTGAAATAACCAATTGGTAGATTAACAACACCTAGGTTAGCTGGGGTAACATAGGTAACATTATTGTTAATTGTTATTGATCCACCAGTTAAGGCTAGGTTATATACAGTTCCAGTTCCGTCAATACCGGCTTTTAAGCTAATAGTGCTTAACTTATTAGTAATAAAGTCAGCAGTAGTATTTTTATAAGTATAATTACCTACACTTGCTGATGTATCACTTCTAGTAATTCCATAAGGGCTTGTTATTGCAGGTATTAGTTGATATGCAAGTTGACGTAGGATTGTTCCCATACCAGTCCAAGCTACCATTGCAATGCCATCTAAACCAAAGTCAATTACAGCTTGATTCAAGCAGCAGTTATCAATAACATAGGTAATGCCATCAACTAACATAATCATACCAAATTTAACTAGTTGATTTTTATTACTTAGTGAGCTTGTAACTTCAGCATAGCTGCTGTTTGCGTTCCATGCAGTTCTTGTTAATTTAACGTCGGTCCAGTCAGCTGCTGTAGTACTTACACTAGCAGGGGCTGAAATCCAAGTAGCAGTAAATCCACCACTAGTACCAGCTGTTACACCCGTAATTTTGATTGCAGTGTTATGATCTGCAGTAACATGGCCTGTAACCATTAAGACTTCGCCAACAGTTAGTGATGCTGGAGTTGATGCTGGTCCAGCAACTGTCATATCTGTACTAAATGTAATAGTAGGAGCTGAATAGGACACGCTAAGTGGAGTAAGACTAGAACCAACTGATCCCGCTACTGTAAAGTCTATTGCAGTAGCATTAGCATCACCAATAGCTACAGAACCTAAAAGTGAGTTCCATAGGTGATATTCTTCAGCTTTAACAGTAGTTGCCTTATAAGGGCGAATATAGGTTGAGAACGAGAAGTCTGCTTGACCTAGACTTGTATTGAAAGAACGCTGTCCACGAACTGGTGTTCCACCAGCTTCGGAGATAGTGACAGTATCAGCATTTGAATTTTGACCAAAAGTAAATCCATCAAGAACTTGAATCTCTTGTGTATTACCGGTAGTAAAACCGCTAGCTGCTACTACACCTGTTGTAGCGCTTACATTAGTAGTGTAGAATACTCTACTATTTCTAACTAGATTAAATGTTGCCATTTTTCTATTCCTTTAATTTTATGTACTCATCGGCACATTACGAGATATTTATCTGTGTTTGCGCATTTGAAATACGATTTCTTATATAGCCTGTAGGCTACGCATACTTACATAATCTGATAACGAACCTGTAAGTTAATTTCTCCAACGGCATAAGGTTGTAATAAACCTTCGTCAGTTGTAATTGAAACAATTAATATTTCTGTTGTTTCATAGTTTTTTATGGCGTCATAGACTAGGGATCTATTAGAGTCTACTACACCTTCTATATCCTCTAGCAACTGTTCTAGTTGCATTTGGGCATCTTCACCACGTGCATAAACTTTTATGCTTACGTTTAAAAGGCCCCAAGCAAAACCGCCTGGTTCATACTGGCGCTGCTCCCCGCCTGGGCTCATATAAATACAGGGAAAGTCGTTGACTTCATCCCAAAATTTTAGTTTGGGGTAGGCATTACCGTAAACATTTGAAGGATAAGTAGTACCGTTTAATAGGGTTTTAAACTTATCTGCTAGGGCAGTAATTATTGATGTTCTACGACTCATAGTGCCTGTGCCCTTAGTTGATTACCTACCCTTGTTGCAGCAATTTCTCTGATTGATTGCGATATTAGCAGTTTAGGGTCTCTTGTTTTAGGATTTCCCTGTGCATATCCTGGTTCAAATGTTTGATAAGGATTTTTCATATAGCGATAAAAAGCCGTAATCATACCCTGTCTACTTTGACTTAAAGATTCTACATTTACTGAACCTGCAAATCTACCAGTACGATAATTTAGAATTCTTTTTTCAGTACCATCTCCCATATTAGCAGCAATCATACTTTGTAAATGGGTATTAATAAGTGACTGTAAGGAGGTTAGACTAACCTCTGATACTATAGGAGACGTCTTTCCCTTAGTTTTACTAGGGATTATACTTATACTACCGGTATTAGGTACACTAGCAGTAGTCTTAATAGGTTTGGAAGGAGTTTTTACTTTTTTAAGTTTTTCTACAATAGTAGTACCTGTTTGCTTAGATACGTATTTAGGTAAAAGTTTTTGTGTTTTACCTGAAAATGCAGCTACTAGTTTATCTCTAGCCATATCTACCAAACTTGGAGATGAGGTATCGGTTGCTATTTCTTTTACTAAAGGGTGATTTTTTAGAATACTTACTATATTCTTTACTGATATATCCTGCTTTAACTTATCACTAGATCCTCTTCCGCCGCTAGATAATCCTTCTTGCGGTGCCATACCTAAATTAATATCGCGTAATTGATCTTGAGTAAAACTTATTCCTATACGTACTACAGCACCATACGCCTTAGTTAAATCTTTATTAATAACTATTGAGTGCTTATAGTGTTCTGTTTCTTTAATATACTTCGGGTTCAAATCTTTTAACTGTTGGGCAGTAGGTTTACTAATATTTAATGTATTATATACTAATTTTGTGAAACCGGGACTTTGAAAAACTTCACGAGTAACTAATTCTCCGCCTTCAGTTTCTTCTTTGTATTTAACTGCTGAGTGACCAAAGTGTATAATATCGCCAATTGCACTTTTATTTGGATCAAATACTTGTGAAACTTTTATACTACTATTTAGTGAAGCTAATACTGAATCGTTAATATTTGAATTTATACTCGTTTTCATAGCTGAAAAGGATTTTCCAAAAAATACTAAATATTTATCAGGATTGGATAATCCAAACGATCCTGCATCTATTTGCAGTATACTTCTAATATTAAAGATACTAAATATACTTTGTCTAAATTTATAACCAAGTTCAAATACTTTAGTGCTTTTATCTTCCATAGTATATGAATTATTATTTAAGTAGTTTTCAGTACTTAATATAAACTGACTCATTAAAGTATTTAAATACTCTATTGGGTTACTTCCTTTAAAATTACCTTTTGGTAAATTACTATGAAAAGTTTTTAATCCATCACGTACATTTTTTCTAAGAGTTTTTAGTACACTATCTGTTAGTACTTGACTAGCTAATACTTGTATATTGCTGGAATTACTTCCCTTTATAGTAAAATACTTTTCTGGATTATTTACAATATCGTTAGATATTGTAATAGATATATTATCAATATCTATTACATGAATATTTGGCATTAAACTATCATAAATATCTCTAAAATCTGTAGTAATTTTATTAAAAGTTTTATCTAATTCTACTGAAGTATTAAGTTCTCTCTTAGATACTTCTACTATAGCCGTTTTCATGCCGAGCATAAAAGAATCAATATGAGCAGTTATAGTAGATGCCATAATTAATTTACCGTTAAGGCGTATTGATCAAAAATACGCTGAATTGATGCTGGTAATTTACTATTTAGTATGTATTCGATTTGACGGTTATTACCACCAGGTGCTGCATTAGAGTGTACTGCACCTTCGTGGCGCATGTAATATTGTATGAACTCTAAAACACCTAACTTTAAACCATCTGGGCAGCCGTCGTTACCTGCTACATAAATTAATCTATATCCTGCTGGCTGTAAAGGAAATACTGAATTAAATGTACATTTTACAACTTGTTCTTTTTCTACATAGATCCAGTCATTATACTGGGTTAAAGAATTCCAAGTTTGTCCATAATCTTGAGAATAGCTAACTGAGGAAATTGCAACTACAGGACCGCTTGAAGGTATTAATATAGAATTTCCGCCTTGATAGATTTCAGTTATAGTTGATTGTGTATCTAATAGTGGATTTCTGCAAAAGATTCTTACTGCATCTGAAATTTTAGGAATTAAGAAGTCGATTGCCGCATCTTGCGTGGTACTAGATATACCAGCATATGCCTTATATTCTGCTCTGGTTACTAGATTTGTCATATTCTTTCCTCTTGTCTTTTACATACTCCGACTAGCGAAGCATGTAAAAGACAGGACCGAAGTCCTGTCTTTATCTAAATTAATAGATTAGGCAACCCAACGTAAGGCAGAAACGCCAACGCTAGGAGTGATTTGTGTTAAACCAACACGCATTGAAGCCACCATTACACGAGCTTGTTCAGCTGCAAGTTCTTGTGTATCCATACGTAGACCACGCTGACTTCCTAATAGGAAGTTAGGAATATTAACTGCAAGGGCAGCAATATTGGTATATACAGCAGAAGTAGTACCTGCACCACCAGTTAATGCACCAGCAGTTTTAGTAGTAAATTCACCAGATGTAATAACTGGGGAACCACCTAACATACCAACTTGACCTGTAATAACAGTAGCTAGAGGACCTACTTTTTCCATAGTCATGAACTGATCTGCTTCCATTAAATCATAGTAAACTTCATTACTAACAATATAGGCTACATCAGCTGGATCAAGACCGTAATTACCTAAAGAGGCACGTAGCGCACGCATTTTAGCTAAAGTTACAGTAGTACCAACTGCATTTTGTTGAGCAGTTACTGAAGCACCTGCACGATATGCTAGACCTTGAATTGGGATAGTACCATCACCTTGACCTAAAAGTAGAGCGTTATCAATTGCTTTAGCGCAACGACGAACCATAGCTTCACGAATCATAGGCATTAGTACTAGTAGGGAATCTTCCTCTTCTTCGTAACCTACATACTCTTTTGTTGCAATTTTATATGCATTTAGAGTAACTTCATTTAGCTTATGTGCTCTAGCACCGCCACCTGACGATGTATTCAACGTTGGTGGATTGTCTTGACTTACTGTTGCATTTGCAACAGGGTTGAAAGCAGTAACCCAAGTTGCTGATCCTACTTCAGGATTAACTGGAATACTCATTACGTTAGTCTTCATCGCAATTTGACGGAATAGTGGGGCCACTACTAATTTACGACGTAAAGCTTGTTCCATTTGTAATGAAACTTCTAGTTCCCAAGGTGTAGCACCCGGAACGTGAGCTGTACTAGACTTTTCTAGTAGTTGACGACCATAACTGGTATCACTAAGAGACTTACCTAGAACTGAAGCTAGCATAACTGCATGAGTTTTTTCTTCTAGACTAACTGGCTCTTGTTCAGATTTATCTGTAAAAGTCATTTTGGACTTTTGCATAGCAGCAATTTCTGCTGACTTTTCTGCTAGAGCTGCTTGTAGACTGCTTAAAACTTCTTTAGTTGTTTGTTGTTGTTCGTTAAAACGTTTTTCAACTTCAGCCATTAAACGCTCAGCACCGGTGTCAACTGTTTGTACAACAGGAGCTACAACTGGAGTTGCTGCTACTGCAGCAGCAACTGCTGACTTAACGCGTGCTTCTAATTCAGCTTCTTGAGCTGCTTTAGTTGCTTCTTGAGCGGCCTTAGCAGCGGCTTGATCTGCAAAAGCTTTAGTGGTTTGTTCAACCGCTGTTTTAGCTGCATCTGCAACCATTTGTTTGATTTCTTCTGGATTCATTTTCCATTCCTTCTGTGATATGCCGTCTGCTTCCTTAGAGGATTCTAGCCCTTTAGCTGACTCGCTTTCGGGTGCAAACTGCTGTTTAAATATTCTATACTCATCAGCATCGTTAAATGCCTTAGACAAACTAAATAGAGTGTTTTGATTAGCAGGCACTGAAACTATTGATATTTCTACTAGTTCCAATTGCTTGATTACAAATAACTCAGTTGCAGCATTATATTCAGCATCAATAACTCTGAATCCAACGCTAAACGCGGTTA